CCGCCGCCTTGATAAGGTACCCTGCGATCGCAAGGCCGTTCGAGTCGACTGCGACCAGCTTGTGGTCGTAGCGACGACGAACACGGATGAGGTCCGAGACTCGCTTCTCTTCCCTCCAACGGTCCACGATCTGTGGGTTGTTGCCACCGAAGCCCCACACGAACTCGTAGCCGTAGGCAGGAGTCTTGAGACCAGGACGATCTGGCACGTAGGCCATGACGACATCCTTGCCCCAGATGTAGCCGAGAGCAGGAGCCTGACCCGGGTTGGCTGAGTTGAACCCAGCACCCGGAACAACGATGCGAGGCAGTCCTACCACAGCGGCAATGATGTCAGGAGTAACGATACCCCGCTCGGAGTACTTGATGCGCTCCAAGAAGTCAGGGTGGTCCTCCAGCACACTCATCACCGAGTAGGGGAAGATCGCAACGTTCGGGTCCATGAAGATTTGGGCATTGATTGCCCTGCGACCCGTCTTGATGTCGCTGATCGGTGTGGAGTTGGTGTAGTCACTCCACTGTGCAGTACCACTCAGCGTCGTCGACATACCCGACGCGTAGTTGGCTGCAGTGGTTGCAAAGCCCTGCTGAACGAGCTCACGCCCGAGCAGGATCTTGCCTGTGACCAGCTCCGTACCATCAGTGTCCGGCTGCATCGGCGGGTCTGCGTTCTCCCGCTCTTCATCCGTTACCGGAATCTGCAGCGCGTGCTCCTGGGCGTAGTACGTGTCGAGAGACACAGTCAAGCCTGGAATCTCATTCGCCTCGGTACCCGGAGCACGAATGTCATCCTCAGGCAGCCACGCCTCACGTCCGAAGATGTAGTACTTGTCGGACTGCTTGCGCACAGGCACCTGTGGGAAGAGGATACTTCCTGCAAATGCCTGGTTCGGATAGGCAACACTGATATTGGTCAGTGCGATATCGATGTGGACGCCAGCTGAACCCGACGGGTTGTAGACAGCGCCACCTGCGATTAGGTGAATCGGTCGGCCGTCCTTGCGGTAGCCGATGATCGTCTTAGGAGCGACGAGGTGATCGCCGATCCAGAAAGTTTCGGTCTGCATGTCACCTCCTCCTAGAACGTCGCGCCCGGCGTAAGCAGGACGTCGATCTCATCACCGTTGGCGGATGCCGGGGTGAGTGCGATGCCGAAGGTCTCCGCAGGCTGTGCACCTGCAGCTGCCTTGGTCACCGCCACTGCTCGCGCGCTTGTGTTGTTCGTCACCCGAGCACCTCGGCTGATTGCAGCACCTGCAATCACACGAGTAATGCCCAGAATACGAACGTCAACAGCTGCCTTGCCTGTCGTAACCTTTGTAGCGTCCAGGTTCTCCTGGCACACACCCAGGCACAGGGAGCCAGCAGAGGTAGCCCGAGCGATCGTCTTGTTGCCCGTCTGGACTACCACCTCACCAAAGGCGAACGCGGTCGACCCTGAGGTGAGGAATCCCTTGTCGAGAACGTAGTTGGGACCCATCTCTTTCCTCCTCCCTTACCTAGATGCGGAAAGCCGTTGAGGCTTCACGGTACTCGCTGTAGAGCTTCGGGTCCATCGCCGAGACGGAGTTTACCGCGTCGACATAGGACAGCTCCTTGCCGGTCTTCTCCTTGTGCTCCTTCTGCAGCTTGTCCACTGCCTCCGAGAACTTCTTCACGGCGTCGTCGTCGGCTGGACGATTCGTGTGCGAAGAACCCTCCTCAGTCAGAGGCACCATGCCCTCGGAGAGCATCTTCGAGAAGGTGTCAAACACCTTGTCGGAGAGCTCCTTGGGAGCAGTGATCATGACCTCCTTGAGCTGATCAGTCACTGCAGGCGGAAGAGTGAACTTCTTGCTGTCGCCCTCACTGAGCAGCGTCGCCACTCGAGCATTGGCCTCTGCCAGCTGCAGAGCTGTACCCTGCGTGGCAATGGTCTCACTCTGCGACTTGATCTGTGTACCGAGACCCTCGACAAGCTCGGCGAGCTGCTTGACTTCGGCAGTCGCTTCCTTGCTCTCGGACAGCTTCTTCACTGTCGCGAGGATCTCGTCGACCTTCTTGTCACCCTCGGTCAGCTGTGCCGGGGGGTCATCCTTCTTCGGCGGCTCGGTCGGCTTGAGGTCGTCGGCGGAGAGCCCACGCTCGCTGAGCGTCGTGGCCACCTGCTCGTCGGTTGCATCCTCGGCCAGACCCAGCAGCTTCCTCAGCAGCTTGGGATCCACACCTACCTCCTCCAGCTTGACATCGGACCTTCCGATGCCTTCCGCGACCGCAAAGGCCTCGGAAAGATTGATGGGAAGAATACCCTTGAGATACGGTCGGTTAGTGAGCGCACCGCCGTTCATAACATCCTGGTACTTGACACGAGTTGCTGGATGCTCCCACTCGTCGTTGAAGTCAGGAGAGAAGTAACGGTACTTCTTCTCTCGGAGCTGAGCAACAGCTGTAGGCGTCCAGGCTACTTTGAGATACAGACCATCGGAACGAGCTTCTGCATCTCGAACCCAGCCTGCAGCCTCGCCCTCCCTGTGGTCGTAATCAATGTTGAGGTCCTGGCCGCGAACGCCTGCCTTGACGTTCTGTGCGAAGCGCTTTGCACGCTCCGGAGTGAACTCGATCTCACCGTGAATGGGATGGAAGTACTTCCCCATCGGTGCGGCTTGGATCCAGGTCTCGACTTCACCGCCTACACCAGTAGTGAGCGTGTCGTCGAACTTGTAACCTGCCAAGTCAACCAAGTAACCAAACTGAGCCACAGACAACCTCCTTCCTTCATGATAGATCAGATATAGCGCTCCGCATCAAACAGGTCGTATGTTACTGTATAGCTACCTTACTACCCAGCCAGGTAGTGAAGGTAATGAAACCGTCTGCCCGGCAAGTGAGTGTTCGCAGTCAACCAAGTAGCACCACCTACCTTGTTTAACAAAACTGTGGCATCGTGGTTGGCTACCCGATGGGTAGATAAGGATGCTAGGACTAATGGTTGGTCGATAGAGCACACCATCCCATGACCAGTTTGGTTCACGAATCGAACCATCAATCGCTGGTACATTGACACCATGTAGTCCGCGATGAGGCTCACCATCCTCGTCTACCAGCTGGCAGCCAGGACACCACATAAGGAGCATAGCACCTCCGCCACTAATCTGACGAAGCACTGCGATTGCCATTAACCTCCGCTCCTGTCAGTGCCCTTGTTGCCACGGGGTAAGCCGAAGACACTCTTCTGCTTACTTACCGGAGCCTGTCGGGGCGGACCCACTTTTGGGAGAGCACCACCTGCATTCGGGTTGTTGATATTCGTGCCTACACTCGGATCGTTGATGTTGCCAACCGACCCAGCTCCTGTAACATCCTCGCGGATGTTCATCTGCGGCGTGGCGATGACTCTCACGGTCGCCTCGTCCTTAGCAGGCAAGTCGAACTCGTCGCGAACCATTTCCTCGAGCCGATCATCAGGCTGGATGACACCTGCACCGATAACGTTTCGGAGCGCCATGGAGAAGGTTCGCCAGTCGACGTTCTCGCCAATACGCCGGGCGTGAAGCTTGGGGTAGCCGACTCGCGACCAGTTGTAATCGACAAGCTGTGGGATTGCATGCTTGTTGACCATATCAGTTACGATGTTGGCAACATACCGAGTCGACTTAAGGAAGGACTCCGGGAGGTTCTGCGATGCTTCGTCAGCCATGAACGATGCTAGGATGTTCTTCTCGATCTGCAGGTCGTGGTGCTCGACGGAAGCGAGAGCACTTACCGGCTGACCTTCAAGCTTGGCAAAGTTGATCTCCCAGTTCGGAGGGAGAACGACATGTGCCCGCTCGTTCGTCCTGAGGTTGCGGCCGATCTGATCGGCAAGCAACTTGTCATCATCGTTGAACCCGATCGGCAGCACGATGATCGGCACACCGATACCGTGACGTTCCTTCTGGATCGCGTCGATCTTGTATAGGTTGTTCTTGTAGTACCAGTGCATGTATGCCGAACGCAATGCGCTGATACCAGCCATGTCGCCAGCTTCCTTGTCGAATGTAAAGACAAGGAGCTTCTCGATCGGAATGTTGACCGGAGCTTGCGTAGCTGCTGCTACGCTCGGGTACATATCGATCGACGAAGGTCCGCCATTCATGTCGTAGTTCCACTGAATAATGTCAAGCGGATGCCTTGGCGCGAGCTTCTGCCAGACTACCTTACCCTTCGCCTCCGAGTCAGAAGTGACATCTTCGCCCATGGCAAAGACCTTCTCGAAGGCGTAGTAGCCGAAGTCGACCATGAGTAGTGCCTCGAACAGAACCTGTGAGAAGGACGTTGACATCCACTCATTCAAGTTCTTCCAGATGAAGTCAGCTACATTCTGATCGCGTGTTGACTCGGAAGCTGGCTCAACGTACCACCGAGCAGAAAGGATCGGCGTCTTAAACATTCGGAGGGTCGCACGCACCGTAGCATCGCTACGACGCATCATGTCGTACTGTCGAAGGCCCTCTCGCCACCGCAGCTTCGGGTTGTACTCGAGGCGGTACCAGCTTGCAACAGGCCCAGGAGCTGCTGTACCCAGCTCACGCAGGTCAGGAGTACTCGTTTCGGCAAGCTGCTTCCGAGTCGGTCCGGTAGGTGAAGCGACGATGAAGAAGCCACCATCGTTAGCGTTGCCTACATCGACAATGTCGTGCGTAGCGAGGAACTCCTCCAGAACTACGGACTCCATGTTAGACTCAGGGGCCCGCCGACGAGTGAGTTCCACAGGGCCTAGCCTCATTTTCCACCTACCAGGGTAGACATTAGAACTCCTCGTTCATTGTAAAGAACCCACCGTCACCAGCGGAAGGAAGCCAGAGTCCGGACTTCTGGGCATCAATTCCGCGTTCGAAGTTTGTGTCGCGTGGAGCTAGGTTGATCGGAGACACTACGTCAGCCAAGTGATGCCTCGCACCCAATCGGAATAGATGCATAAGCCCGTAGCGAATGGCATCGAGAGCGTGATCGTCCCATGCCTGTGCTGCTTCTCGAACGTTCTTGTCACCGTGTGTAGCAGGCGCCCGGTAGTTGTTGAACTCGCGGATGACATTGACGCAAGAGTGATCGACATAGAAGGCAGGCTTGTAAAGCGGTGCACCATATTCATCCGTCTCTCCTGACTCCCTCTGGCGTAGAAACCCCTTTACCAGGTCGACACCTTCTCGCCAGTTCTCCTTCGCTTCCGGCATCGCCATACAAGGTACGAGTTCAATACTAACAGTCTCCGCCGCCTCAGGGTCAGCCGCATCACCAAAAGCCATGTCCAGATGATATCCAACAGGCTGATCACGAGTCTTGAGCATGTCAATGTGTCGTTCGAGGCGAGTGTAGGGGAGGTAGTGCTCTCTCCACACGTAGATTTCGTCCCAAGGACTGACCTGGAACTCAATGGCTGCGAGTGGGTTCGTGAAGCCCCAGTCAAATGCCATGTAGTTGGGCCATGCAGGATTGAACTGAACCTCAGTGACGTGCTCATACTCATCCCACTCCCCGTAAATCTTGCCGACGAACGAAGCGAAGTCGGCCCCGATCTCCTGCATGAACCACTCAGGTGCAGTGGTCTTCTCGATGAGCTGGATCTCGGGATCGTCACGACCACCAGGGAATAGCACCGTGTTTTCCCAAGAGGGAAAACGCCAGGACTCGTAGTCGTCAAGATCAGGACGCTGACCGAGAGTCCACATCTGGTAGAACCAGTTGTAGCCCTCAGGAGTGGTTGGGAAGTCAGCAAACCCTCTACGGTCAGAGAGTGAAGGACGAATGAATCGCTCGAAAGTATCCGGACGATGCTTAGCAGCCTCAGACATGATCACACCATCGAGTGCATCTCCGACCAAGCTCTCAGGGTGGTCCGCGGAGCGAACCTCGAGGTGGGTGTTCCACGGGAAGGAGATCCACATCGACCCTGTGTTCTTGCTGTACGCCTTCTTAATGCGCTTGTCCTTGCCGAGTCCAAGTCCGACGATCAGATCGTCCCAGATTACTCGGAACTCCTTCTCGCCAAGATCGTAAGTCGGTCCGACAATCCAATAGCGGCAATCAGGAACAAACAACTTGGGCTCGAGGTCCTTGCCTGCCATAGTCGACTTCCCGAAGCGCCGACCACAACAGGGGAACCTAAAGCGCGCCTTCGACTGATGGTACAGCACCTGCTTGGGCAGCGGTGTGTAGCCTATCTTCTCGAAGAAGGCTTCCCGATCCAGCATTGGAGGCATTACGGCTCTTTGACTGTAACGTGCTCGAGTTCCTTGCCACAATCGCTACAAGCAGCCGTACCAGGTAGCACATGATCCTTAGCAATCGGAACGCCGAGCACAGGTAACTGTACTTCCTGCTTGTGCTGCTTGCACTTTTTATTCTGACAGTGCATTGTATGCATTATCCTGTACCACCCTTGATAGCGGTGATTTGCGCCGTTACTACTGCGAGTGCCGGCTTAGGAGTAAGGATGTCGAAGTCCAAAGCAAACCCAAAGTCCGATCCGTCTGCACTAGGCAGCGATGCCACTGGCCCCCACAACACTACACCGTCGATGCCTGTGCACCTAGCTATTTGACGTAGAACTAATGCAAGCTCGGAACCCTGACGATTACGAGGTACATGAAGGAACCCATTCGCTGCTGACTGACCTGAAGCAACACCTGTCTCGGCGACCCAGACGGAAGCTGCAGCGTCGTGGTTAGTATGAATGTAGTCAACAAAGGCATCTGCCGCCGCAGGTTGTGAGGTGAGCGATGTACCGGTTGTACCTCCAGCCTTACTCACACCTATGCCAATATCAGGCAGCGCTCGCTCGTTAATAGCCTGGAGATTAACGGCTCCAGCTATGTCCGAGTACGGGTGGTAACCAATGTGGTCGTACGTGAAGTTGCTTGTTGCATACATTGCATCCAGGTACGTCGTGTCTGCTAGAGACAGCTCTCCTGCCACAAGCTTGATCGTTGCAGCATAGGTACTTGCGGCAATGCCTGCCTTGATGTGCTTGGACCACAAGGCAGCAAGTGCAGGTGTGAGGTTGGACTGGCTGGAGATGTTCGGCTCGTTGGGGGTGAACAGCTTTGTTAGTCCCGACGCCCCGTAGCGGTTGCACAGCCACGTGACGTATGCCTCGAGCTTGGTCCAGTCGTCGGGAGCCTGGTAGTTAACACCTGACAGCGCAGCGCCCTGAACATAGACACCTGTGAATAGCTGACCAGGTGATACAACAGAGGCAATCGCCCAGGTTGGCACAAAGCCATTGATCACAATGCCTGTATTCAAGCCCCAGGAATGAATACTTGCAACAGTAGCGTCTAGGACAGCAATGTAGTCACTTGTCGCACCTGCAGTATCAAATGTGCCATCGGCAGTTTCTACCCAGGGCCACAGAACGGGGATCTTAATACCTGTAAACGTGCTAGCCAAAACTGCAGGCACACCGCCGACAGCAGCCATCTGCATAGCATTGCCTGCCGACGTAGGAACAAGCAGCTGACCCCAGTACTCCTGGTTGGTACGAGCAGCAGGATTAGCTACTGCCATGTACTCACCAAACCCTGAAGCGATACGCGAGTACTCACCACCGACTAGCTGAAACAGCTCCACGGAGATGTGAACGATCGGCATCTGCCCTGAAATGAAGTCCTTGAGGCAGCGATACTTCTGACCTGCATTCAGAGTAACAGTGGTTACTCCTGCTCCAGATGTAACCTGGTTCGTTACAGCCTTGCCTGAGCCTGCTTTAGGCGTGGAAGTCACCGTAGTGCGCAGCTTGTACTGGCTACTAACCAAGCCGTTGACTGTGAGGTTAGCAATAGAAACGTCTACAGACATGTTTCGGTCTGTAATAGTGACTACTGCCGTTGCTAGCGAGGTGCCAGCATTTACTCCCGATACAGTTGTCAGGTCGACATTGACTACAGTCGTTGTGGTTGCCATTAGTTCCCTGTCAACGAAGCGAACACTATTACAGCAGGACGAAGCGATCCAACACCCGAACATGCAGACCTTAACACAGGTACAGGCTGTGCACCGGAACAAGCCGCGTAGATGCCAGCTTGATTATACCCTGGCAGTGTACCTAAGAATGCACTGATCTTTGGTGGCGTTGCTGGGTTTCCTTGGCTGGCAAAACCTACATGATATAAACCTGGCTTAAAGGTCTGATTCGGCGATGGTATGCCCCAGTTCTTAATCCCTGTGGTTGTTGCCGTTACAGTTCCTAGGTCGATTGCTGCACCTGTAGGGTAGCCGTGTCCATCGTCAGCACAAATCACGCACCTTACAACGGCACCCGCGCTGCCTGCAGTTGTTATGTTCAAACTAACCTGGGTCCAAGTCTCCTCTGAAGGCACCCAAACAGGAGAAAAGAATAGGTAGTTGTTAGCAAAAGCAACCGCAGCCGTTAGCGTTCCGCCCCAAGCATCGCCCTTTCCTGTACCAGCTATCTGAATAGGTGGCCGCCAAGGCGACTGCCTAAT